AAGAAGAAGAAGAAGACCCTGCTTTAATGTTTACCCACAGGGGTAGCAACTACTTTGTAAACAAAGAACTAGACGAGTTTTTTCAATTAGCTGAAAGCGAAGAATATCAGTTTGAATTTAACAGCCAATTTACAAGAGAACAATTACAAGAAACAGGCTTGGAAACAATTAATTCTGGTACTTATCAATCGTTACTGGATGACTTGTCGTTTCATGCGTTAGAAGAAGATATTTTTCAATACCCTATAGAAGACCTTATAGCGCGTTATGAAGAAGAAGGTGGTGTTCTTCCTGATGGCTGGGAAGAAATGGATGCGGCAGCGCGTTACAATTTTTTCTTAGGCGATTATTTTGACATTGAAGATTATGTTGCAGACATACCTGAAGAAGGAGAAGGAGAAGAAGAAGAACAAGATGTAACCTCTATTGTTGAAGGTTTGTTTGCTGACTTTTTAGAACAACTTGATACAGAGTTTACTGGGCAACAAGAACAAATAAACACTATTATCAACAACTTTGTTGAAACTCTTCCTGATTTTGATGCAATGCCTACAATGGAGGACATTGCTGAATACTTTGAACTTAATGGCGTTACGTTATCAGAACAAAACTTTGAACGTATACGTCAAGAGTTAGCTAATGCTGGTTACCTGACAGAAGAACAACTAACAGAAGCTTTGGCTGGCGTAGCTACAACAGAGCAGGTTCAAGAAGCTATTCAAGGTGCTGGTTTTGCTACTGCAGAACAAGTAATACAAGCTTTAGCAGAAGCAGGATATGCTACACCTGATGATATTGCTACTGCGCTGTCTAACTCTGGTTTTCTTACAGAAGAACAGTTTAATGCAGCTTTAGCAGAAGCAGGGTATTTAACAGAAGAACAATTAATAACTGCCTTGGCTGATGTTGCTACAACGGAAGAAGTCCAAGAAGCATTGCAAGGCGCTGGTTTTGCTACATTAGATGAAGTAAGACTAGCCTTATCAGAAGCAGGCTATTTAACAGAGGAAGAATTTAGACAAACAGCAGAAGAGTTTAGACTAACAACAGAAGAGCTAAGACAAGCAATATCCGATCTTCCTGATGGAGCAACAGAAGAAGAAGTCAGGCAGATAATACAAGAAGCTATTGACTCATTGCCCGGCAGCGGCGAAGGTCTATCTGTAGATGACGTAAGAGAAATAATTAATGAGGCTATTTCTGGAATAGCTCTTCCTGATGCTGTAACAGAAGAACAAGTTAGAAGCATATTAGATAGCTTTGGTTTTTCTACTTCTGAAGAAGTACAAGCTGGTTTTGAAAACATTCAAGAAAATTTTGAAGACCTTACCAGCAGATTTAACGACGCTATTAACGGTATTGCTACTGAGTTTAGTGAACAAGAAGCTTTATTTTTAGAAAGTATTACGGGTCTTGAAGCGTCCTTAATACAATCTTTATCTAATATTGAAGGTGGTCTTAGTGCTGAGTTAGAAATGCTCGACACTAACATTATAGCTTTACAAGAAGCTGTAGAAGCTGGTTTCGATGACTTTGCTACGTTTGCTACAGAACAGTTTGGTCTTGCATCAGACGAGCGTAGAGCGCTTCAAGAAGCTATTATAGCTGTTGATGGAAACGTCACACAACTAAGTGCTGACTTCCAACGAGAGTTTGAAGAATTTGGTGGAACTCTTGCTGAACTTTTTGAAGGCGTTGGTTTTAGCATTGAAGACCTTCAGCAAGGACAAATATCACAAGCTGAAGCTTTTGAAAGCCTTAACTCTTATCTAGCAGAGCAGTTTGAAACAGCGCAACAAGAAAGACAAAGCTTACAAGAAGCTATCCTTAATGTTGGCGGAGACGTTAACTTATTAAGCGACACTATGTTTGAGCAGTTTCAGGCTCAAAACGAAACTCTTGAAGAATTATTTGCAGGAACAAATGTAAATATTGAAGCTTTAGCGTTAGGTCAAATAAGCCAAACTGAAGCTATAAACCAATTCCAAGATTATGTAGCAGATGAATTTTTAGCGGCTCAAGAAGACCGAATAAGAATTACTGAAGCTTTAATTAATGTAAATGGAAACTTAGAAGAACTTAATCTTGCGTCTTTAGATACGTTTAACGAGCTAAATCTTAGTATTGAAGAATTAGCCAACGAATTTAATGTAAATTTTGAGGCTTTGCAACAAGGTCAAATAAGTCAGTACGAAGCTTACAACGAATTTCAAGACAACGTAACACAACGATTAGATATATCTAACCAACAGCTTGAAGATATTCTTGCAGGACAAGATGATATTCTTAGTGGACAACGGGATATTTTGTCAGGTCAAGAAGATATCATTATGGGCCAAGAAGAATTTCAAATACTTTACGGCGAACAACAACAAGCGTTAGAAGATCAAATTATGGCAGGCAATGTGCTTAATGCTTTAGCTGCTGGAGGTATGTTTGCTCCCGCCGCTGCTGCACCTGCTAGAGTACCCTATGAAGAATTTTTGCAGGGTATTACATATCGTCCTAGAGAAGTACCAGAACTTGCTATCAAAACCCCAGTAGTAGACTACAATGAAGAAGCACAACAATTATTAATGCGGACGCGCAGACGAGGAATGTTAGCATGACGTATCTTAATCTAATGAACAATGTACTGCGTCGATTGCGTGAAGAAGAAACCACGTCAGTCACTAGTACTACCTACGTAAAAATGGTAGGTGATTTTATTAATGATGCAAAAAAACTAGTAGAAGAAGCAACTGACTGGTCTGCTTTACGCGAAACAATTACTGTTTCTACTACTGCATCAGACAACACCTACTCATTAACGGGTAGCGGTGATAATGTAAAAGTCATGTGTGTCTTAAATGACACTAGCAACTTGTTTATGGACTACCAAACAAAAGACTGGTTTAACGAACAGCTGTACATTAGCAGCGCAGCAGAAGGCGCACCACGGTACTACACGTACAATGGGTTAGACTCTAGTGGTGATACGCAGGTACTAGTAGGACCAACTCCTGATGGAGTGTACAGTCTCCGCTTTGATGTTATTAAACGACAAGCAGACTTAAGCTCTAACACAGATTCGTTACTTGTACCTGCTATGCCTGTAGTCCACCTTGCTATAGCTTTATTAGCGCGTGAACGTGGTGAGACTGGCGGTACATCTGCTGCTGAATATTTTGCTATTGCTGATAAGTTTTTGTCTGACGCTATTGCTATAGACGCAGTCAAACACCCTGAAGAAATGGTATTTAGGACTATTTAATATGGCTCAACAACTGCAAAGTATCAATCTTGTAGCCCCAGCGTTCAAAGGTGTTAACACCGAAGACTCGCCGTTGGCTCAAGACCCGTCGTTTGCAGAAATTGCAGACAACGCTGTAATTGATAAACGTGGTCGTATTGCTTCTCGCAAAGGACACAACGTAATAACAACTACTAAGACTGTCTTAGGTACTAGTCCTATTCGTGCAATAGAAGAGTTTAGAGACGATGCAGGAAATAATAAAATATTTTCTGTAGGCAACAACAAGATTATTAGTGGCACTACCACATTGGTTGACGAAACTCCCGGCAGTTACACAATTACTGCTGACAACTGGCAGATGGTCAATTTTAATGACAAGATTTATTTCTTTCAGCGTGGGTATCAGCCTCTTGTATACGATAACGCAGGAGGCTCTGTAGTAACGCTCAGTAGCGTTTCTGGCGCAGCTGGTGTTACTAGTGCTATGTACGGCAACGAAGTTCTAGCAGCTTATGGCCGTCTTTGGACTGCTGATTTTAGTAGTGATAAGTCTACTATTTACTGGTCAGACTTGTTAATTGGACATGACTGGTCTGGCGGTACTAGTGGTTCTATTGACGTGTCTAAAGTCTGGCCCGATGGTTATGACGAGATTGTTGCATTAGCAGCACACAACGGTCTACTGATCATCTTTGGTAAGCACAGCATTATTGTTTATCAAGGCGCTGAAGCCCCAGCTACAATGAGTTTGGTAGATACGGTAGCAGGCGTAGGTTGTGTAGACAGAGACACTATACAGCACACTGGTGCAGATGTGTTGTTTCTTTCACACACAGGACTAAAAAGCTTTAGCAGAACAATACAAGAAAAGTCAATGCCAATAAGTAGTTTATCTACTAATATTACTAAAGATATTATTTCTTCACTGCAAAACGAATCAGAGTTTTTTCGTACTGTTTACAGTCCTGAAGAAGGTTTTTATCTTATTGCATTTACAGGGCAAAACGTTATCTATTGTTTTGACGTGAGAGGAACGTTAGAAAACGGATCTTATCGTGTTACTCGCTGGATAGGTACAGGTTTTACTGCTTTTTCTAGAATCGCAAATGGGACTCTGTATATAGGAACTACTAACGGAATTAGTCAGTATACTGGTTACCAAGATAACGGATTAAAATATCGGTTTAAATACTATAGCCCTAGCCTAACTTTTGGTGACGCATCTCGCGTTAAAATTCTTAAGAAACTAAAACCAACATTAGTAGGGGCGAATGACGCAACAGTATTCCTTAAATGGGCTTATAATTTTGATACGTCGTATTCTACAGCTGAGTTTACAGTAGGTACTCAGACAACGGGCTACTACGGAGAAAGTGAATATACTACCGTAGAATTTACAGCAGGCCAGTTAACTAGTCAAAGATCAATAAACACTACTGGGTACGGTACGAGCGTAGTAGTTGGGTTAGAAGCAGACATTAACGGAGCTGCTTTATCACTTCAAGAAATTAACGTAATGGCTTTGATAGGAAAGCTAATTTAATTAGGAGATAACAATGGCTGTAGCAACAGACGATGAAACTATTGGAGGCGGCGGAGGCTTCTTTGATTTCTTAGGAGACCTTGGGTCGTACCTGATGCAACCAGATGTTTTGCTTCCGGGTGTTGTCGGTGGACTGCTAACAGGAGAAGCTTATGGGCGTCTTAGTGACATAGGCACTAAAGCAAGAACACGTGCTGAAGATCTTGCTGCAACACAGTTGGAACAAACACAGTTTAGACCATTTACCGTAACCACTGCTACTGGGGCTGATCTAGGTACTAGAGTTACTCCTTCTGGTGGCATCGAAACTACTATGGGTTTGTCTCCTGAAGAGATTGCTTTGCAGACTCAATTACTAGGAGGTGCTGGTGGTTTCTTTGGTCAAGCTGTGCAGCCTAGAGATGCCCGTGAGCAAGCTATCTTTGAAAGAATGCGTAGTGTGCAGCGCCCTGAAGAGGAGCGTCAGCGTCTTGCATTAGAAGAGCGACTAGCAGCTCAAGGTCGATTAGGAACAAGCTCTGCTGCTTATGGTGGCGCTACTCCTGAAATGTTGGCAATGGCTACAGCGCAAGAAGAAGCCCGTAATAGAGCTATGTTAGGTGCTATGCAACAAGCACAAGCAGAACAAATGCAGCAAGCAGCGTTAGGTCAGCAATTTCTTGGATCTGCTTACTTGCCACAACAACAACTTATGGCGGCTACTCAGCCTGCACAGCAGTTGGCAGCGTTACAGCAGCAAGCTCAGTTGCAAGGTGCTGGTTTGTTTGGTGAAGCAACTATGTCTGGTATTGAAGCTCAGTTGGTTGCAGAACAAGCAAGAGCTAACTTGTTAGGTCAAACAGGCACTGGTCTTTTACAAGGTGCATTAACTCCTAGATCAACAGGAAATGCTGATTTAATATCGACATTAGGCGCTTTATTCGGATAAGGGCAGAACAATGGCTAAATTTTCACAAGAATTTTTAAGGCAAATGGCTAATCCTGTTTTCGGGCAGGGGATGTTTACTGCTGCAAAACAAGCGGCACAGCTTCCCGGACAGCTACAGCAACAACAAATGCAGCAGCAGCAAATGCAGGCATTACGATCTATGACGCCTATGCAACGTGCTCAGTACGCTATGCAGACAGCTAAGACTCCTGCTCAAATTACTGCTGCTCAAACTCAAATGGATGCTGCTCAAGAAAGAATGGCTGAGATTAAAAAGGCTGAAGCTAATGCTGAGTTGAACAAGCTGTATCAGCAATACATAACTGAAACCGATCCTGAAAAGATTGCTAGTCTTGAGTCTCGTATACGTAGTATGGCAACAGCTGCTGGTCGGGATGTAACTGCAGTAGAAAACCAACTACAAGCTGTTCGTAGTCGTAAAAAAACGCAAGCTACTAATGAGCAGTTTGAAACATTCTTTGATAAGTATGTACCAGATGATAGAAAAGAAGAGTACCGTGGTCTTACTCAGGCACAGATACTAAATCGTCTTGATCAAGATGCTGACGTAGAAGAAGCAAGAGAATGGGCTAAGTGGTTAAGTAAAAATAAAATAACTGACAGTAATAGACAAAAGGCTATTGATCTTGCGGTAAAGGCGTTTGGTAGTAA